AGCGGTGCAGTATACGAAAATGACGAAAAGTTTAACAAAATAAAAGATGAGCTTGCGGAGGCTGGTGAACTTATTGTTGACGAGAGAGAGCGTAAATCTTGGCGAGTATGGTCTAGACTTCTTGATGGTGGAGACTGGCTTAAGGACGCCGAAGAGACTGTGTTTAGTTACGTCCCTTTAATCCCTGTTTACGGTAACTACTCGAAGTTTGACACTAAAGACATTTACTTTGGTAAAACATTAAAGCTAATGGACGCACAGCGGGGCATTAACTTTGCTGTCAGTGGTGACACGGAAGATGTCGCGATGTCTCCAACCGATGCGGTATGGATGACAACAAAGCAAGGGGCAGGCGAGGACTATTCTCGAATGAATATAGATCGTAAGGCCGTGAGATTCTATACGGCTGACGAGACTGCCCCCAGTCTTCCCTTCAAAATGCAACGCAGCGCTGGCAATCCGGCAATGCAAACGGCCATGGCTAACTTTCAATCGCTATTGCGCATCACTGGCAACATGGATGATCCAAGCATGGGGCAGAACCCCGGACTACAATCAGGCACGGCTATCGATTCACTAATTGGCCAATCAAATAACGGAAACGTTAAGTGGTTTAAAGCCATGGAGGTAGCAATCTGTCACGCATACCGCGTTTGTGTTGATGCCATACCTAGAGTTTACGACTCAACTAGGCAACAAAGAATTCTAGGTGAGGACGGCACTGATAAGATTGTTGATTTAAACACCACTATATTCGACGAAGAAACACAAGCAAACGTAAGCGTCAACGATTTAACCAAGGGCGTCTATGATGTTAACTGCTCGATGGGTGCAGCATTCCAGAATCAGCAAGAGAAAGAGAGCGACAGGCTAATTGATATGCTCGCTATCGATCCCGCTATGGTCGAGTTATCAAGGGATGTTCTTTACAAAAACCAAGTCGGTACTGGTATGAAGGTCGTGGCAAAGAGAGCACGAAAGCAGGGCATACAAAGCGGTTTAATTGGGCCTGACGAATGGACGCCAGAAGAACAAGAGGAGCAGCAGCGAATAGCAGCACAACAACAGCCACCACAAGAAGATCCAAACATGGTCTTGGCTCGCGCCGAAGAGGGCAAAGCACAAGCTGAACAGTTAAACGCGCAGACTAAGCAATCGGAAGCGCAGTTCAATGCTCAAGTTAAATCAGCGCAGGTTACGTTAGACCAAGATAAGGTTGCATTAGAGCGCGAGAAGTTACAGTTTGACGTGCAGAAGTTTGTTAAGGGACAAGATGACAAGTTTAATGTTGACGCCGCTAAGATTGACCAAGGGCAGCAGAAGCTTGATTTAGAGGCGCAAAAGCAGCAATTCAACGCGATACTTGAGCAACAGAAGTTGCAACAGCAAGAGATTAACGACGCTATCAGCAACCTTAAAACTCTGCGTGAAGCAATGGGCGTTGAGACGATTGTTGGCCCACATAGCACCAAGGCATACATTGACCAAGCCAAGATAGTTGATGATAAGCAGGAGGATTCAGAGTAAAGTAAAGCCGCCTTAATTGGCGGCGTTTGCATCAGTTAAGTGGTGTTATTTGCTACCGTCTGATATCAAGCCGCTACCAATTGGATGTAAGGAAGTTGATATATTGAATGATAGATCTAAATCAGCATTGATCGGCTCCTTCTTGGTTACCTTGTAACTGTCAGGTACAGCAGACCATCCAGCATCAATCATTTTTTGGTCAGGCTTAGTGTCGTGAATTTCCTCAACATCAAACCCGCTAGCTTCGATGAATGCCATTAGTAGTTTCATTTCGTTAGTCATTTAATATAAACTCCTCAACTTCAAATTCATTATAACCATTAGAGTCATCAAGCTTTTTTGCCTTGGCCTTTTCTGCCTCTGCTAATGACTTGCCTGTATAAACTCCTAAAACGCTAGCTGTCTCGTAAGGAATATATACCACCAACACGTAAACTTTATTTGCCATCATTAATAATCCCCATCAATTTATCTTCACTAGCGCCAGCCTTAACCGCCGCTGATATAAACTGCTCAAGTAATTCTTGCACTTGACTTGCGAGAACAAGCTTCTCCTTGTGCAGCGTGTCGTTTCTGTTTATGTCGCGTATTGTGTATTCAGTTATCATATTCACTCCTTAAATAGCCAAGTCAAAAACTTACAAATAAAACCAAGCGTTATTAATGGCGCCGTTATCGGAGCAAAGACAAACAGCTTAATCCCAAGCTGCCAATAGCCTTGGTAAACATAAGCAAATAACATTGCAAGCATCATTAAGTAGCTAATCATTATGTATGCGATCATCTTTAACCCCTGAAAATATTTGATTTACTCGCTGTGTAACCAACAACCCAACAGAACCCGATAGCCAAGGCGAAGCCAGCGTGAATAAAAAGCACGTTTAGCCACCGATTATCAAGGCCGTCAGTTACGTTCAGTGGAAACACCCAGCAAACCACAAGATATATATTGAAAAATATTGCGCATAGCACCCAGTCAAACTTATTCATATTCATTCCCCTTTAATTAGTATCCCAATCTTAGCACGACATTCTAAATCGACTGATTAGACCACTGCGGCTAATTGCGTTATACTTTGTTCACAGGTCAACAGTTAACCTTTAATAACTGCTCAGGCGAAAGCCTATGCCTACAAGGTCGATTACATGAGTGATACTCCGCAAAACGATGAAGCGATTAACGAAGTAGTTAGTGAAGAAGTTAACGCAGTCATTGAAACAAATGATTCTGTCCCACACTCGGAAGGTGGGGAGCAAGTTCAGGCTGAATCCAATGAACAAGTTGATGAAGCGGCAGTTGCGCAGGAAAAGCACAACAAAGCATGGAATAAGCAATACGGCGAGAAGAAACAGTTAGAGCGTGATTTAGCAACACAACGCGAGATTAACGACAAGTTTCAACAAGCAGAACGTGAACGTCAAGCGGCGGCAATTGGTGATGTACCTCCGATTCCCGATCCATTTGATGACAATGTTGAAGAGTTAACTAGGATTCGCGACGAGGCTATTAGAGCTCAAGCTACCTTTAATGCTAACAATCAAGCTTATTTAAACCAGCAACAACTAAATCAACAGCAAGTAGAGCAAGCTAAGCAGGTAAAAGATCAGGAAACTATTGCTAGTTATAGCAAGAAAGCGACTGAGTTAGGTATCAAGCAAGATGAATTACAAGCGGCGGGTAACGCTGTTGCTAATTACGGCTTATCAGATAATTTGGTGATGCATATAATTGGCGGTGACGATGGCCCATTGATAGTTAAACACTTGGCGGCAAACCCGCAGGACGGCTATCAGTTGGCTAACATGAATCCGTTTGCTGTTGGTTCATTCTTAGATACCATTAAAGCCAAAGCAAGCTCATTGAAGCCGAAAACAAGCAACACCCCAACGCCAGCGGCTAATTTGTCTGGCAATGGTGTAGACCCAGAAGCGGGTAAATATAAATACATTGGCGGTTCGACTATTGATGTTGGCGCTAAATGGTAATTAACAAAAGGAGCCACTCATGGCTAATAACTTAAGTAGCAATACACAAGCGACGCTATCCAAGAAAATCTTGGATCGCTTTGAATCAACGCGCACAATTTCAAAAACTGTAAATACTCAGTTTTTGGCTGGTGCAATCAATAGCAATACTGGTGATACGGTATTCATTAAGCGCCCCGGTCGCTTTAAATCTGTTCGTACCACTGATGGTAATTTAGTGTCGGCAGGATCAACGCCTAATAGCATTGTTGCTGGCAAGGCAAAGGGTACGGTTCAGGACTACATTACCGTAGAAACTGATTGGACAAACCTAGAAGAAGCTATTGAGCTTAATCAATTAGATGAATTAGTAGTTAATCCAATGATTGATGAACTGGTAGCAACCCTTGAAACTTCTTTTGGTCAATTTGCACTTAAAAACTGCAACTTGTCCGTTGGCACTCCAGGTACCGAGGCTGACTCATGGGGAGACATCGCACAAGTTGGTGCATTAACTAAATCAATGAGCTTTCCTAAAGGTGATATAACCTACTTAGTAAACCCATTTAACCAGGTGGCACTAGCTGAAATTCAACGTTCAATTGGTACGGCTGACGGGTTGGTTAACCCTGCGTTTAAAGATGCTGTTATTAATAGTAACTTTGCTGGCTTACGTGTAATGACTAGTGACTCACTAGCTTCATTTACGGCGGGTTCAAATGCCGATCGCGTTGGCGCTATTGTTGGCACACCTGATCCAGCTTATGTGACCGCTAAAGATACGATGACGCAATCTATCACCATTAACGGTTTGGCCGCTACTGGCACTGTTAAAGCTGGTGAAATTATCGAAGTGACAGGTCGCTTCTACTTGAATCAATCGACTCGTCAAATCATCCTTAACGCTGGCATTGGTGTTAAGTGGCGCGCGGTTGTTACTGCCGATGCTGCAATCGCTGGCAATGCTGTAACTGTTATTGTTGCTGGCCCTGCTATCAAAGAATCAACCGAGCAGTACGACACAATTGATACAGGCTTAACGGCTGGTGATATAGTTACATTCCTTAATACGGATGATGCGATCACTCAACCTAACATGTTTTATCATAAAAACGCTTTCGCAATCGGTTCTGTTCCAGTTCCACGCCTAAGCGCGCAAGACACTTTTATGAAAACTAAAGACGGCATACAAATCCGTATGACTCGCGGCTCTTCATTACGCGAAAATAAGCAGGTGTTACGTCTTGATATGATACCCGCTTTCTCTAGCTTGAATCCATTCCTTGCCGGCCAAGGTTACGGCAACCCATAGCAGCTAGATAGTAGTCTTATCATAACCCCTCATAGCAGGGGTTATTATTAAGCCCACTCAGGAGTCACCCAAATGAACAGACTATATAAGCCTTGCGGTAAAGAAATGAATGTAAACGATAACTCACTTGAAACCGCTCTATCTATGGGCTGGACTAAAGAAGATCCAGCGGCAGTTGAAGTTGAAGTTGAAGTTGAAGTTGAAGTTGAAGTTGAGACAACGGAAGATCCAGAAGTTGAAATTGAGACGCCAAAGCCAAAGACAACCAAAAAGGCTAAGTAATGGAAACTGCCGAATCGGTAATCAAAGATGTTTTGCAAGAAATACTAGTTCAGGCTAGTGAGCAGGACATTCAGTCTGTCGATTTCCAGACAGCCAAGCGCTACATGAATCGCATGATGGCGTCATTTTCTGCTAACGGTATCTCGCTGGGCTATACGAACGTTGTTGAGCCTAATGACCCAATCACCATTCCCGACGGCGCTATTGAAGGCTTGATATTCAATCTAGCATTGAGGCTGGTCACATCTTACGATATCCCTGTTGCTGGTACTCTCGCAATTAGTGCGCGCGAAGGCAAGAACGCAATGCGTAAGCTATCAATCACAGTTAGACCAACAAGCATGCCTTGCACCTTACCTATTGGCTCAGGCAACGAAGGTAACAGCACATTTAACAATGATCACTTCTACGGTTGCCCTGGATCTGAAATATTAACAGAGCAAGGTGGCTCAATTTTACTAGAGGATGGCACGCATGAGTCATAGCCAAAAGATAAGCTCGTTTACTGGCGAGGCTAGCTTAGTAGGTAGCGATTTAATTACATTCGTCAGAGCTGGAACAAACTTTAACGTAACGTTTACCGGGCTTATTAATTCGCTTGGCGTTACCGGCACGCTCGAAACTATTGGTGATCCATTAGGCTCGCCGGTATTAAATCAGCCAGCGGCAGGCATCAACGAGATCCGAAACATTGAAAGTGGCCCCGGCATTCTCGCGTCTATTTCACCACAAGATGGCATCACAATAGAATGGAACGTTGCACAAGATAACATTGGCGTGTCGCTAACTAGCGGCCTTGCTAATTCCGAGCCTGTTATTTCCTCTTTAACTGCCGGTCTTGGCCTGTCGATTGTAAAAACTGGTAACAATATAGTATTTACTAACACTGTTGACCCTGCGACTGGATTATCAAATAGAGTTGTTGTCACCGAGGCCGCAGACTTAGCAGGCACGCTAGACAGCACTAAGGAATACTTTATTGACGGCATTGTCAACATGGGCAGTCAATCAATCGAGGTTCCTGCCGGTGGGTTGTCTCTGACTGGGTATAATTTCGATGTGTCAAAGCTAACATCAAGCACAGCTGGCTATACAATGTTCACTAGTCCCGTAGGTGGCTCAGGAAGTTTAATCGGCAAAGATTACGCTATTGAAGTTACAGGCGCAGGCTCTAAGGTTTATGACTTAACGTCAGATACAGGCTCGGAAGCGTTCGAGTTTTCTCGTATTAATTATAATAACTGCGAATCACTAGGCTCTCTTACTAACTACCGTCAAGGCCTTGAAGTTGGTACTGGTCGTTTTGGTGGAAAGCCAGAACTTGAATTGATCGGCGCTTGGTCGGGAGGCTACTTTATTGACGTATCAATTGTTAGAAACCTTGACGATGGCGCTTACTCACTATTTAAAGCTGGTGCTGGTTTTGTTATGACATCAAGATTCAGAAGCAATCAAAACATTGACCTGCCAGCCAGCGCGAGCTTTTTAGATTTCGCACCTAGCAACTTCACCAACCCATCAACACTGCAGTTGCAGGGATGTCTAGTTAGTCGAGTTGGCGTGTTTGATGCTGGCGATAGCAATCTAACACCAAACGTATCTCCCGCTGATTTAATCAGTGATTGGCACGAAAACAAAGGGATTGGCAATACCTTTCCTGGCGGTGAGTTAAATATCACAGCAGAAGTAATAACGACAATAGCTGTCGCTGGTACATTTGTTGATTTACTGGGTACATATACCGTCGATGACCTACAACATTTTGACGAGCCTGCTAATGGTCAGTTACGGCATCTTGGAGACTCACCGCGAGAGTATAACGTTACCGGTCAAATCGTTCTGAGTGGAGGCTCTAACGACGTTGCCGCTATTAAGGTTGTTATATTTAGAGATGCAACAACGAGCTTTGAAGATGCAAAAACGATAACGCGAGTGATAAACAATCTACAGGGTGGGCGCGATGTCGCTTACTTTGTAATAAACGACAATATTGTTTTAAGCAAAAACGATTATGTCAAAATACAAGCGGCAAACATAACAGATACCAGTGATGTTACCGCAGAAATTGATTCTTATTTCGCAGTAGGGGCTAGATAATGCCCCGCGTAAACATACCTATCGATGGCGGCTTTTACGAGTCCGATTCACTGCCCATTAGCGCGCAGGAGTGTGTTAATTGGTACGTGAACATTCCACAGACGGAGGGCGCGTTAACGACTGGTAGTCTATTCGGTTGTGCTGGGCTAAATCAAATACAAACAACCGGCGATAGCGTTAAGCAAGTTAATCGAGGTATGCACGTAAAAGCTGGCTTACCTTATTTCTTGAATGGTGAAACGTTAATTAGAGTTGATCGAAGCTTTGATATTGATGGCGTAGAAACATTTACTAACGTCACTATTGGGACGATACCCGGCGATGATCGCGTGTCGATGGCTGACAACGGCAAAGAGTTAATGGTTTTAGTGCCAGGTGGTAACGGTTACATTATCGACGAAACATCAGGTACGCCATTTCAGCAGATAACTAGCGCTGGCTTTACGGCTAACGGCGCACCTCAGCATGTAGTTTTCATCGATTCGTTTTTCGTTGTAACTACCGACAGTAAAACCTTCATACGCTCAAGTGCTAATCAGGGGCTGGTGTGGAGCGCTTTAGATAAGTTTAGCGCCGAATCAGATCCCGATGATATCGTTGCGCCGGTCGTATTTAAAAACAAATTATATATTGCAGGCTCAGAAACGATTGAAGAGTTTCAGAACATCGGCGGTTTATTTCAGCGTACCGGGTTCTTTATTGCCAAGGGTGTGTTTTCTGCATTCTCGCTAATACCGACAAACGACACATTTATGTTTATCGGTGGCGGCGCTAATGAGTCACCAGCAGTGTGGGCACTATCGGGTAATACTGTGCAAAAGGTGTCAACAACGGCCATTGATTCAGTATTGCAAGGATTCTCTGACGCTCAAATAAAAGCAGCATTCTCGTATTCGTACGCGCAGAAAGGAGCCTATTTTATTGGGTTCTCATTGCCGACTATCACACTTGAATTCAATACTATTACTAACAAATGGAATGAGCGCAAATCACGCATTATTAACACCAAGGGATTGACCGAAAATATTAGGTGGAGAGCTAACTCAATAGGCACGGCTTACAACCGGGTATTGTGTGGAGATTCTCAAGACGGGCGCATTGGCCATGTTGATATTGACACGTTTAGCGAATATGGCAGCGAGATAATCAGAGTCATGGCAATACAACCAATCTCAGATTTAGGCAATGCTATCGCTATTACCCAGCTTGAAGCAACATTTCAAAGTGGCGTTGGCGATTTAACAATTACTAACCCTCAAGTTAGGCTCGATATTTCAAGCAATGGCGTTTCGTTCGGTGACGAGTTAAGCCGGTCAATTGGCAAAATTGGCGAGTATAACAGGCGTGCAATCTGGTATCGATTGGGCCGCTTTCCTCGGTTCGTGGTATTTAGATTTACGATGTCCGATCCAGTTAAGCCGTCAATGATAAAATTAGAGTTAAATATGAGAGGAGGGCAGAATGGTAACTAGAATAACTCAGCCACCAACAGACCGCCCAATCGTTGAGGGTGACGGCTCGCAATCCATTCAAATGCGCTCGTGGACAAAGACTATCACCGACCAATCGTTAATCATTGGCGCTGGCAATCCAGAGGGTGTAATTAATGCCACTGAGGGGGCGACATATCAGGACAGTAGCGGAACGACTGGCAATATTAGATACGCAAAACGCGACGATAATATTTTAGGCGACAAAACAAAAGGGTGGGTTTTAACATGATCGACGCAATCAAAGAGGTAGGCATGATATGCGCAGGAAGCAAATCCAAGAGCAGAGAGGCGATACTTAAATACGAGCGCGTCGCAGAAAAGATGCCTCAGGTCGACATCCCTGTAACTCACCACCTG